TTCATTTCATTCATTTCATTCATTTCATTCATTTCATTCATTTCATTCATTTCATTCATTTCATTCATTCCATTTTAATATTCTCTGTATATATACCCAACAATGGAGGCATTTGAAGAAACGGTAAAAGAGGGAACGAAACGCGGAAGTTCATTTGTAGATCACGTGTTTCGTTTAGACGAACAACAACAGGGTGTTTTGTTGAATATCGTCCAGTATACTATCATTGGGTTCGTTCCTATTTTGGTTATGCTCTATTTGGTTCGCACGTATGTCCCCGAACCCGATGATCACAAGGCAACCTTAATGATTTTAGTAGAAATCATCGGACAAATTATCTTTATGTTTGTCTTCATCTACTTTATCCATCGGTTAATAACGTATGTTCCAACCTACTCCGGATACAGATATAGCGAGTTCAACTTTACGACTACAATTTTAGGCATTTTGATGATTCTCTTGAGTATCAAGACCAAATTGGGTGAAAAGGTTCAGATTATCGTGGACCGAACCATTGACCTACTCGGTGGCGAGACAAGTTATAACGGAACTGCTGGTGGTAGTGGAGCGCAAGGCGGACAAGGTGGCGCCGGTGGCAGTGGTGGCGCAGTTCGCATAACGCAACCCCTTTCCCAGCCATACGCAGGCGGTGTTCCAGGTGGAATGATTGGTGGTGGAATGGCACCTCCCAACCCAGTTCTCACTTCTAACCGTAATACCGGCACAGCAGACTATGGTCTGTCTCAAGCATCTCAGCAACAACAAAACTTCAACAGCACTTACGCGCAAAATGTTGGCGGTGGTATGCCCGGTGGAATGATGTCATTTGAACCAATGGCCGCGAATGAGGTCATCGGGACGAAGTTTTAGAGTCGTGTGTTGTGTCATATAAACATAGACGAATCTGGTTATGTTTATATAGATTATGTACGTTCTTTTGCCATTTGGTCGCCTATATTCAGGGGCGAAGCTATAACAAATTGTTGTTTCATCTTGTCTTTTTGATTTTCCCATTCAAGTTGTTCAACTTGGGGGTTATATGTCAATTTCCATTCGTGATTTTTAACCATTTCATCGGTTATATATATTTTTCTTGGGTCTGGTAGTTCGTCTAATATCTCTAAATAGTTCTTATATAACGGGTTATATTGGTTTATGCCAATATCAAGTGATATATTTTTTATTGTATGACTTGATGTTCCCCCCCAGAAATAATCAGTGTTTATATACCATCCGTTTGGCGTTGTGTGTTTCTTATTGTAAGTGAATAATGGGTCTGGATTATCTCTATAACATTTTTGTTCACATTCTTTCAACCTTCTTTCGCGTTCCCTTATAGTATCACCGAATTTCCCCCCCCCCCTTTGCGTCCGTCTAGAACGCCTATTCCGCCGCGTATTTTTAACGCGCTTGGACCTTCTATTCGTTTTTGATTTCATTTTAATATATAATAACCATAAATAATATCCATAACCACAATATTCACTTCTCTATCAACACCTCTCGCGCAACACTTTTCATAATCTTACGTTCACCAATCGGGTCATCCTTGATTTCGTGAAGGACATTTCCAAGCATCTTATGATGAAACTCTTGGAGGCGCTGATTCGTCTCCCACCCCGGATGTAAATCCATCCACTTTTTCACCGCGAAATACTCTTTATTGGCGATATCGATGAAAGCCTGACGCATCCGCGCATTTCCCTCATCTCTCGCCCATTGTTTTTCATCGTGTAAATAAATGACGTCACGTTTCTGGTCCGTGCAATGAATCGGGCGCTTATACAAATCCAATTGTTTTAATCCATCAATCATCACTTTACTGATTCCTTCCACCAACCCTTGGTTGCGCGTATACGTCAAATCATCCATCGTGATTTCGAGAGAATTGATGAAGTCCGTGAAATTCACCGCATTCTTACATTGTTCATTTAAGAAAAAGTTCAGATTGAACTGATTGTTGTTGGTATTATTGACAATAATATTGCGTTCCTTACTCAACTCCACCAATTGCTTTTGTAGCGTTTTATTCTGGTCCAATAACTCGTATACGAGAGAATCGAGAATTGACTTTTTATTTCGTTTCTTTCCATTTGCCCCGGAAAGAGCCGAAATCATTTTACGTATATAATTACGGAGTTTATCATTTTGCGCGGTGATTATATCAGATACATTTGTCATTTCACTTGAACAGTCGCTCTGACTGACGTCATCATCAATGTCGGAGACACTGTCGTCGCTATCGGCGCTATCGGCGCTGTCGGAAACGCCGTCATCGCTATCGGCGTGATGGATTGAATCCGCGGACTCGGACTCGATTTCAAAATCGGGGTTATCTGAATAATGAAACACTTCGTTATCAACAACTTTACTGGCAATTTTTCTCGGTTTAAAACGACGACACACTATCGGAACGTTGTCGTTGTCGTTGTCGTTGTCGTCGTTGTCAATTCGTTCAGTAGACAAATTCGCCGTAATGGCTGGAACGGGAATGACATCTCTGCGCGGTTGTTGTTGCGCAATGGTCGCAGAGACAGTCGTCGTCGTTGTAAACGACATCGTCAACGTATTCATCGAAATATCGTTCTTATGCCGATGTTGAAATTGTAGACACGTCGTCGTATGTTTATAATAACTTGAACGGTGGTTGTAGGTTTTTTTACATTGGCAAATATACTTTCCGTCTTCTTTATCATCGGTCTCAATCGTATTTTCGACATTCTCGATACTTTCGTCATTTTCAATATTCTCGTAATTGCTAGAGTTCAATGCTTCATATTGAAACAACAAATCATCCAAATTTTCATCGTTCAATTTCGGTTTATTTTTCAAGATATAAAAGTTCATCCGTTCTTTGGCGAGATATTCATTTTTACAAACACATTCTTCCAAAATGACACAGTTCCAATTTTCCCAACCACCATTCTTTCGAATCGAATCATATAATCGTGATTTCACGGATAAATCCAAACTTTCACGCTTATGTTTATACTTTCGTTGCGTAAGATTGGTTGTATACGAAATATACGCGTCTGAAACATTCTTGTTTTTACAAGTAATTTGATAAATGATAGTATTTGAATAGTTGATATCCTTTCTTGGCATTTCTCACACTCTGAAAAGACACGGATGTATAATATAATAGATTGGATATATTTATTATAGGTTTGGAATAAGTGCCCGTCCGGCACACTGACTTGTTCATTTTACCCCAGGGGTTTGGCAACATTCGCACCATCGATTGGTCTAAATGTTGCCAAAATCTTATCAATTTTCGAACATCATCGTCTCAAACACTTGTCTGATTTTGTCTGATTTTGTCTGATTTTGTCAAAAAATGCATTTTGACATTTATGAGATTTTGGCAACATTGGCACCATAATCAGTGTCGTCTTATGAACCACACCGACTACTTCTCCCGCTAACGCCATTGGGGTAAAATGGTCAAATTTCAAAAATGTCCAAATCCGGGGTAGCCCGTTTTACTTTTAAAACGCGATTTTCGCGCATTTTTTGCCTGACGAGACCATATTTCGCGATTTTTAAGCATTTTATGGCAACAATCTGCGGGAATGTCAGTAAGGCGACCTCGGAAAACCTGATTCGGCACCATTTTTCGCCGTTTTCCGCCACACTGACGTTTCAAAAATCCATAAGATAATGGCAACATATGGTGTGAAGATTGGTCTCGTCTTATAAAATGTGCTCAAAAAACGCGTCGGTCAGTCTCGCGCGCCATCGCCATATGCGACACGTAGATTAGAACAACATAGGGTAATATGTGGAATACCCTCGTCCTGGGCCAAGATACTGGGTTGGCGGTTGTGTATTACGGGCGATATGTGCACCGACCATTGGACGCGACAATGCTGATGTAGATTTCGTCGCTGGCACTGTGGCGATCACTGTTGCTCTCTGCGGTTGCGGTTCTTGAATCATTTCACAATGTGTTGTTATGTATAATAAATACATTTTATTATAATGTATTATATGATGAAGAAAACCGTAGTCGTTGACTTGGAATTTATGAGACCATCTGTAAAAGGACGGTCGCGGTCGCGGTCCAGGTCTGCCTCACGCAAGGGATGTAAATCTGATGATGAAACAGAACTGAATACTGGTTTATTATTAAAGAATAAACAAGAATACGAGGACCCCGACGAAGAACCATTGGACGACGACGACGACGACGACGACGACGACGAATACACTAGCGATAGCGGCGTTGAAACCGATAATTATCATCCCAGCGTAAAAGATACGGATTACGCCGTAGATTCGGATGAAGATCTTATCCAATCCGTGATAGATGAACCAACATTTCCGCTGGATGTAAATGCGATATTATCTGCGATGAATAAGGCAGAGAATAACACGATTGCGAATACAAGTAAAAGAGAGATTGACGCAAAACGCCACGAAATTCTTTCATCCTTACATTTGACACCAGAGAAACTGGCCGAGTTCGAGCGTAAACTCGCGATGTATCGCGTCATTGAAAATCCATACGACCTCAAACATTGCCAACTTATTCGTTGGATTCCACTACGTTCATTGGAAGCGCGACCATATTTAACACTAGGTGGAACATTATTCAAGGTTCAGGAAAACAAAGAAGATGGAACGCATTTAATTACGATTCGAAATATTAAACGATTCATATTCAATATTCGTTTTGAATCCAATATTATGTTTCAGCGATTGAGTCAAGAGGAACTTCTCATATTGAGTGTAGTTGAATATATTCAAAGTAACGACGAAGATATTACTGCTGAATAGTCAAACGCCGCGCTGTTTTTGTTATATCACGCGTAAGTCTCGGACGTAATGTTCCACGCTTCGTTTTACACCGAAACCCGTGTTGTCTTAACCCACGACGATTAAATATGGCATTCGAGCATATCCCGAGACGTCGTGTCTCTGCGCGCGCGCCATTTGTTTTGATACATTTACATAACTTACCAGCAAGGATATGTTGTGCGCGTTCCTTAACGGACGATAATGTAATTTTACCTTTATCTCCACGTCTACGTGGTTGATAATGATGAATAATTTTAATATAATCCTGACGCGTTAGTTTCATATCGTCATCAATATCATTGTCGGTATATTTTACACTTGCTCGCATAACGTCGCCTCTCACTCTCGAGTTTATTCGTCCGTTCTATAGTAAACAAATAAAAAGAATATAGATAAAATATAACAGAATGAAACAAAAAGTCGTAGTGTTCGATATCGATGAAACACTCGGCAATTTTTCCCAATTCTCTATCTTCAGTCACGTATTAGAAGACTATTTTAATAAACCAGACATCGTGTATCAATATTTCAATGATTTAGTTGATTTATATCCAGAAATCATACGCCCAAGTATGGTTCGCATCTTAGAGTATATCCGTAAAAAAAAGAACACAGGAGTCTGTAGTAAAGTTATGATATACACGAACAATACAGGGCCATCGAAATGGATATCGTGTATTCGGGAATATTTTGAAACAAAACTACGTTTGACCGCCAAACAAAATGACGCGAATCTAAATGGTCTCGCCATCATTGCGCCTCTTTTTGACCATACAATTAAACCAAATACCAATCCTACTACCGAATCGATAACACATCCACAACGAACGACCAATGAAAAAACGGTGAGTGATTTCATACGATGCGGACGTCTCCCGCGAGATATAGAAATATGTTTCCTGGACGACCTTCAACATCCTAAAATGGTAGATGAACGTGTTTATTATATCAAACTACAACCCTATTATTCATATATTCCCTTTGAAATATTTGTGATTCGTTTCCTGAATAGCGCATTATTTCGAGACGTATTTGACAAGATATTTGTTCCATCTACAACATCTATTTCATCATCTACTGCGAAAAGACAAATTATTTCGATTGAAATCCATAATATGTTTATGAAATATGCGAATTTGGCGAAATATGACGCAAAGTCGCACCAATCTAAAGTTAACCCGCGCGAGATTGATGAAATTATCAGCAAATATATTTTATATCACCTTCAACTTTTTTTTCGCGATGGTGTTTCGGCGTCGGCGTCGGCGTCGGCAGTATTCTCGGGAACTACACGCACCCAAAAACATCGCCGCAACTCTAAAAAAACGAATCGAAATCTTCTCTCGACATCAACAACAAATCAAGGGCAGGTCGTGTTTGTTGATAAATCCACCGCAATAAAAAATATGCGAAATAAGACAGTTCGCAATCGTTAATGAAACCAGGACATTTCGCCGTTTGGATTGATATAGATTACTCGGTCTCCGCGTGATTCTGCGGCGGCAATCACTTCTTCTCTCGCAACTTTCACAGCAGGTGTTTCGTGTATTTCATCAATGAATACGATTCCATTTTCACGTCGCGAAACAATACGCGCTCTCGCGAGTTCCAACGCAGTTTGGAAATTCTTTTCTCTTTGAACATTTGCCCAACGCTGATGACGTATATTGTTGCAGTGTCTGTCCCAGTTTCCTTGTGCGCCACGCCATCCACACGAACAACTCACGGGTCGCACAATTTCCAATTCGTGATAGGTATCATTGAATATACGTGTCATAATCATTTGAATCGCGTGATGAAGAACCATCGGACTCGTCTCATATCCAGCATTTCCTTCTTCTGGTTTATAATTCACGAGTGCTTGAAATACATCATCTTCGACTCCACGATGAACGAGATTGTATATCTCGTCGCTATAGATACTCGAATCTTCGCCACAAAGTTCACCAACAATTTCATCTGCAACCTCCATAATTTCACAATACAGTTCTTCATCCTCCTCTTCAATCTCCTCTATGGTCTTCCAGCATTGTAGTATTGCTCCAGGGCGAATTGAGGTCAACGCACTCTGTTTGTGTCGATGCAACGCACCAAGTGCGTTCATTCCACGTAAATACGCGCCCTCCGGAATGATACCTTGAATATCCTCTAATACACTCATCAATGTATCCAATTCATTTTGGATTTTTTCACGAGTTTCTGCGATGATTCCATTTTGATTCGATGACATTTGTTATTGATTTTCAATCGTATACTTAATCAACAAAAAAACAATTTCAATTTTATGACAAAGCATAACTAACGCGTTCGACTGTCGCCAAACTGCATAACCGGTTGTAGTATATTTTGTTGGAACTTCTTCTGCGTATATTCGATAAGAGTATCTGATACAAAATGGGTAATCAATATGAAAACGCACAGATACAAGATAAGACTTCGGTCGAATTCACTAAATTTGTTTCCACCAAAGAGCGCGAATTTTGGATTCGTCCAAGAAATGGTATTGAAACGAATGAGAAGTATAAGAACTGCTGAATATAATAATATGTTTCGCAATAACGGGATATACCCAGGTAATACGGAATAAAACCCGAGCATTACAACCGTATAAGTTCCATAAATGAAATAGTCCAAATAATCATAATATATCGAAATTTTTTTGAATAATGGAGACAATAAGTCGCGTAGATAAGTAATGATAGAAACCACCAAATCCTCCGCGGTTGTTTTGATGACGTTCATATTTCAATACAGTATACTACAGATATAATACAGTATATTACGGATATAATATTGTATTATATAGATATAATAATAATAAATGCTATTCGGCAGTATAAAATGATAACAAACGCGCACTTGGGTCAAGCACGCCTTCACAAAAAGGGTGTCTCCAGTAATAAGGGATTGTATTTCCGCGACCTTCATAAATATTCTCAAATATACGACGATAATAGAAACTCTCTTTGTCATAAGGAGGATTATGAAGTGAAAATAAATGATGTCCTTTATTCTCAAACTCTGTATCTGAAATGACACGGTCTGCGTATTCTTTCAGCATTTGTACCCACGTTCGTCCACCATCAGCAGAACTTACTCCATCACTAAACGCTTCTTTTCTTCTCCAAAGAACGTCATCTGGTAAGAGTCCATTTTCACCTTGGAATGCGCGACGAAGAAGATACTTTTCCATTTTTTCATCGGTGAACCGTTTCATACGTGGCGGAATTGTCATAACATATGTAAGAAAATCTTTATCTGCGAAAGGAACGCGCGCTTCTAATCCCGCACCACTAATGCTTTTATCTGAACGCAATAAGTCAAAGAACCGAACATCCCGTATCATTCGTTCGTTTTCACGGTGGAAATCCGCGTCGCTTGGCGCTTTGAGAAACCCGCGATATGAACCAAAGATTTCATCTGACATATCACCGCAATAAATGACGACATCATCACTCTGTTGTTGGATGTATTTACTAATGAGATAATTTCCAACAGAAGCCCGAATGGTCGTCGTACAATAACTCTCGGTCTGATAAATGGTCTCGTAAATGGAATGAAGAAAGTCATTTTCTGTAAGAGCAACTTCGTGATGACACGTTCCCAGATGCTCGGCAACACGTCTCGCCCACTTTAAATCCACCGACCCTTGTAATCCGATACTATATGTATTTAAAACCGTATCAGGTGATGTCTTTCTCAATTCTCTCGCAACAATCGCAGTTACGAGAGAACTATCCAACCCACCAGAGAGAAGACATCCAACTGGTCTCTCACTCATCAGACGTTTGACCACTGCCTTTGTAAAGAGTTCACGAATATTCGCACATACGACATCTTCGCCACCTTCGCCACCTTCGCCACCTTCGCCACCTTCGCCACCTTCGCCACCTTCGCCACCTTCGCCACCTTCGGGTATTTCCATAATCGGATAGGAATAATCCACCCGTATCTCCTTCAATTGTGTTTCAAAGAAAGACGCGGTATTGTTTTTCATTATAATTTCTCCACACGAATATGAGAGATACGCATAATCATAATAGGTTCGAAAAATAGCGCGATGGTCGTCTTCAGAGTATTCCATATAACTTCCTGCTGGAAATTGAACCACTGTATCAGTCAATATGTGTATCGTTTTTAATTCACTTGCGACGCAAAACCCGTAATGGTCTGGATTTAGCGACACACAAGTCAAATCAGAATACTCGCCCCCAAAAGCACCGTCGTGTCGCGATACACCGATAAACAATGACCGCACACCTACAGGGTCTCTTGCAACATATGTATTCCCATTTTCATAATCGTGTAATACGAAACCAAACACACCATCAAGGCGACGAACCATTTCGTGAAACCCCAATTTTCGGTAGAGATGAATAATGATTTCGCAATCGGAACCACTTTGATACTCATCTTCCAAACCGAACTCGGTTATCAGACTTTTGAAATTATAAATTTCACCATTACAAATGAGTCGACATTTTTTAAGATAAAACGGTTGGTTGGCCGCATTATCCATTCCATTGATGGAGAGGCGATGAAACCCCCACGCACGCATATCATCTTTTAGAAAAACGGACATATCAGGACCACGATGCGACGATTGTATAAATGATTCTTGTAGCGTCTTGAGTTGAGCAAGCGCTAGTCGCGCCACCGTTTGAAAATAGAAAATACCGCACATATGAATCTAGAACAAACGAATGAAAACTAGATATACTGACATATCATAATGTGTTTATATGTTATTATTTTCACATTATACAATAAGTATATATCACCCATCATAATGGAATTTTACGGTGTTATCAATGGAGCATATTCGAATCATCACGACCGTCTTGGCGAAATCAATCAACGTATTTCCGATAGAAACATACCGTCTACTGCACTACCTCCGGCATTTAATGTTCGTCCGATTTCTTCCAAATATGCGATGATGCCGATTTTAGAAACGCGTCCGGTGTCAACAGTTCCGATTCAATCTTATCAGCAATTCACTACCGAAAGTGTGTTCAATCCCGGAAATGCGAAAGCACCGTGGCGAGGATGGGCTGAACGCGTAAATGTAGAATCATCTTTACGAAATCAATTCTTCGCTCTCCAACGAAATGACCGCGCATTATATGTTCCAAACTCTACGAGCGATCTCTACCACGTTGAAGTTGACGCGCGTGAAGTAGTTCAACCCAATCCATATTTATTTGATAATGGCGCCTCTCATTTCGCGCCAATGAATCCGAACCCCAATAATTTAGGCAAACTGACCTTTGATAATTCGACGCGATTCCAACTTCGTACGTTAAACTGCACATATGATGGATTTTGCACAGGAGAAGGAGGACCCGTCGTTGAACCGAATACTAATTATATACCAGAAGAACAATTGAAGAAAAAAGAGAAAGAAAAGGAACAACGAGAACATCTTGCGCATATTGAGGAAGGGTTCAGTGTTGGGAGGTCTAGGACAGAGACGATGAACCCACAAACCACTTATACATTTCCAACCCATATTCCGCGTGCGACGGCGTCGTCAAATGCGAAGGAAATGTTGACAATGCGTAGCCGGAAATAGTGGCGACATACGAAAGCAAACATAAAACCAAGACGAGTATAGAACAATATATGCCAAATTATTGTTCTATTATAACATATAACAGCGCATTAAAATGGCTGAAAGCACACAACTCAATCGTGGAGTGGATGAATGGAATGAAATTAATGAACTAACGCTGAGTGTTATGGCGAATCGAAACCGTTATGACAAGTGTAAAAAGACGATGGCCAATATAAATGGGTCTCTTGCTGAAATGTATCATACTGAAAAAATGTATTATAAAGAACGAATTATTGCGATGACGAGAGGATTGTTTGAAGAAGAATGTGAAAACGACGAAATGAATCGGGCGCATCACGATTATTTGAGGTCGTGTATTGAATATTTGAAATGGAATGACATAACAGATATGGTTCAAGAAGATACGCGTAGTGAAATTCGGGATATAACGAGTCAAACCGTATTGCCTAAGTTGCCGTCGCCGTCGCCGTCGCCGTCGCCGTCGCCGCCGTGTCCTCCTGCTCGGTCTTCGTCGCCATCCCCTGAACCGCCACCGTCGACTACACCTACGATGACCGCATCATCTATTGTTGCATTTGCGAATAAGATGTGTATACGCAAAAAAACAATGGACGATTTTATTGTCATCTGTCCATCGGAAGAGAATACATCTGAAAAAATAAAAGCGCGATTACCAAAAGTGAGAGATTATAACAATGAAATATTACAGAAGGCGTCATCACTCATAGTTCCGAAGACAGACTACCATCCAAACGAATCATAACTATAGTATCGTAAGGACCGAGTCAGCCGCATTCATTGTATAACGACATTGAGAATTCACTCTAAAGTCAACCGTAGTGTTTGGAATATACCAGAAGTTGCGTGTTGGAATTAGCGTAAAGGCATTGTATCCATTTATTGTTTCCTTTGTCGTTCGGTCATTTATCAGATTGTCAATATCATAGAATGAAGTGTCGTCGTCGTATGTATCATCGACATCTTTTTGTGAACCAATGACACCTAAAATCTCATCTTTGATATAATAGTCGTATTCTAGCGATGGAACAATGACTGTCATAATGAAATTCAAAATCAGTTCACGGTCATAGGACATATATTTCATTTGAATGGTATTTTTTGGAGTTGGCAACCTAGTTCCACCGCCAAGGGAAGTCGTCGTGGTCGTGGTCGTGGTCGTGGTCGTGGTCGTCGCCGTATTTTCTTCTTCATTATGATATACATTTGAAACAATGGCGTAAAGGGTATACATTCTGGATTCTTTGTTATACATGACATATGCTGTCTTGTAATGAAGTGTTTGCTCGGAATTATACACGTCGATACGGTAGATATATTTCTGGATAGGCGTCATTGGGTTAATACATACGTGGTCGGAGAAACCGTTCGATTCATTATTATCTTCGTGTGTTGTTTCTTCCGGTTCAGAATAGTTGTCTTCTTCGGTCATCAAGTGGGATTGTTGGTTGTCCTCGAATTGTCTATCCGATTGTAATGATATGATTATATTTGTCGCATCGACCATTGTATCTTGAGAATTTGATTCAGAAGGAAGGTCGACCTCCATCGTCGATACGATTCTTCGCTGGGGTGTATATATTTTATAGGTTCGAATGGACGCATCCTTCAATGATGAGGTTTGAAATTGTTTGTTCTTGGAATAATACGAACGGGTTCTTACAACCATAGTGATACAATAAAGAACGATGCGTGAGATGAATTGAGATTGTTTTATTTCAATTTTTTATGATATAATAGTATAAGTTTAGTATTCAAACAAATGAATTATGAAAATATAATGAATAATGAAGAAATAGTTGGCGGGAAAGGAAAACAAAATGAATTATTTAAATCGGTTGCTTGCGCGCCGAGAGACCAGAGCAACCCTGACATCAACGAAACAAAGGATTTCTCGTGTTATTCATCCAAATCTCTCGATAAACTGAAAATACTTTGGAATAAGCGACACCCTGACCAAAAAATCCACGAAACTGACCCTCGCGCGATATGGACGGCGCTAAAAAACAATATGAACCGAGTATGTCATCAAGAAGCGTGCTGGCTCCGTCAAAGTTTCGCATCTTCCGGGGTGGACCGCGAAATGGAACAATATACATTCGCACCGCAAGCGCCAAAACAATGGAAGAAGAATATTCACGAATGGCTCTCGAGTGTTGACATTGCCAATTCACTCAAGCAATACGAACACGCGATTCCATCATTTATTTTTATTGGTCCATCGCCAATGGATTATGATGAAATCCTGGAAGATGGTGAGTGTGTCTGGAACGAATTGTGTAATTTTGATATAATGAAACACGTGCGAAATGGAAAACCGAAAATTGGGATTGTTTTCAATACCGACCCACACGACAAACCAGGAGAACATTGGGTGTCTATGTTTATTGATGTTCGCGCGAAGGTTATATTCTTTTTTGATAGCACAGGCGACCCACCTCAACGTCGGATACGGGCATTTATGAAAATGGTTTGCAAACAGGGAGCGGCCAACGGAATCGAATTCAAGGAGTATATTAATGATATCCATCATCAAAAAAAAAATACAGAATGTGGTGTGTATTCTATCTTTATGATAATTCATATGCTTCTTGGAAAAATGACCGTGCATGATTTCCTGGATAAGAAGAAGATACTGACAGACAAGTATATGCAACGTTTTAGAAGGAGGTTCTTCAATGTGGATGAAAATGTACCGACACCAACTACAAAGTTTTAGAGCAGCGTTGGGTCCGTCGACCCTTCGGGTGGGAATTCAACGGTGGCGTGTTATCATAAATTATATAAACCCAGAGTAGTGTGTCTATATAATTGATTACTATAATGTCATCTCTCGTATCTCAAGAAAACAAAGAACTTCTTTGGTCATTATTAGCGGAAGAAGGTTTGTTCGACGGAATCCCTGAAAATGTAACTCCTGAGGAAATCAAGCATGTATTCGAGAGAATCCTCAAAAATCTCTCGGCAACCATTCCATCCCTTCACGCTGCCAAGTTGAAAGAATTACACCAAGCAAAGCGTATCGCAATCGCGGAGGAGGATTATGATACTGCCAAGAAGCTTCGCGCAACTATCGACGAAATGGAGGCGCCATTGGCGCGATTGGATAAATTAGAGGCGCGCAAGGTCCTCGCAATTCAAGCAGAAGATTATGAAGCGGCCAAGCAAATCAAAATGGAAATTGACCGAATTCGCGCAGCCTCTTTTTCTCTCAAAGAACTGAATAAGATTGCGATTGAATCTCTCGCCGTGAATATTCCGAAACTTGCGAGAGATATCAGTGCGATTAAATCGGGGGGCGGTGGCGGTGGCGGTGGCGGTGGCGGTGCGCGGTTCGGGGTTTCGAATCATCACGACTACAGTATTGGCGGTGGTAGTGGTGGCGTCCGAGAGATTTACAACGCAGAAGACTTTCATTCCCAGAAACGCCAAGAAGTTGAAATGAAGATGCGAGAGAAGGAAGCAGAGATGCGTTCATTTTTTGAAGTTCCACGCCCAGCTGAGATTGACTTTTCAGATATTCCGAGAGACGCCCGACCCATTATGCGGTTGAAGGCGCGTCCAGATGCGCGGAGTGGTCCGACTGGAGACAATGACGACAACAACGACAGTCCTCTCGCAGCTGATGGCGATGATATGGAGAAACTCATTGCCGAGAGAATTGCGTCGCGTCAACGCGATTTGGAAGAAATAACCGAGAGAATAAAGACCACAATGCCACCGCCTCCGACCGCAACCACGTCCACGGTCACAGAATATAACCCAAATGATGTTATCCTGCACGAAGACGGCGCACCGATGCCCACACTGATGCCAAGTATGGAAACACGCAAGGTCAGATTTCAAGAAGACACGACCCCTATCTTTCTGAAACTGAAGAGGAAACCTTTGACCGATGGCGACTAACAATATCTATATCTATAATAGATATGCCAAAAAGGTCAGTTTCCGTATTTTTACTAGTTCACGGTGTAATAGTCCCTCGTAATGAATCCCGAATTGTTGAAGAAAATCGAATCGAATACTCTATCGGATGCGAACCTTTACCGCCAAATGTAACTCTATATGCTCCAGATATTTTAGCCAAAGCGTATTATGAAAATAAAGTGAATACACGCCACTTTATCAAGCGTAAAATGGCGGAATGGGATAAAATGGGCGATTTTTCCGATTTTATTGCGGAACGACTTACGAAATTTGAACGAAAGGAGGTTTCGAAAATGTATGACATTTTAACACAGCGCGATAAAGACGACATTGCTGGATATGAAAAACAGAAACGAATGCCAATTGACGTGAAAATGAGCCGAAGGGCGCATATGAAGAGTGCGATATTAAAAGAAGGTATTACGTGGCGAAAACACGAGTGTTATATTCCGGAAAAAATATACATCCTACCTACAAATTACAGCGACCCCAATGAAAGAACCATTTTAGTCACGGTAGAAGAAATCGCGGAAAATGGGACACGACAATTAAGTCGTATGTTACCTATCCAAGGCTACATCCGAAACCCAAGAATGAACTTGATAGAGTTGAGAGAGCATTTGAAGAGGATGTGCCGTTTGACGGGCCCAAACGATACAATAACATTTTTTGATTTTTCTTGTTTTACATTTGATTTTCCGAAGTCGGGAATAGAACAGTATCAACCAAATTTGTTATCGTATCAAATGACAAAGAATCCCGATAACAGTGCTAGAATCATTTATGGAACAATGCGAAAAGACGTCATTAATGAAATGAAAACTGCGGAAGAAATAGGACTAAACGGAGTGTCGTTTGGCGACTCCCAAATGTCTGTTCTTACATTATCTTCACAGGAACAAGACTCGGGACCAGAGATTATGAGAGTTATGTCGAGTTCAGTTCTACCTACTCCAGAAATTCACGTGATTGTTCCGAAGGACGCAACTTCATATATCAATTTTGGCACATTTCAATATGAACGCAGTCGCACTCGCGGTCGCAGTCGCACTCGCAGTCGAAGTCGCAGTCGTTCCAGCGAACATCCAATGACTAAGGGTGGCAACAGAATCAAACGCGCGCGTATCCAAACAAGACGGATATGGCGTAAAATGGGAAGAGAATAAATATAACACAACGCAGACGATTCTTTTGAACATAATGCTTGACCAGATATCGATTTCAGAATGGAAGACGATGTTTTGCCTTTTTGAACATAATGCTTGACCAGATATCGATTTCAGAATGGAAGACGATGTTTGCCTTTTTGAACATAATGCTTGACCAGATATCGATTTCAGAATGGAAGACGATGTTTGCCTTTTTGAACATAATGCTTGACCAGATATCGATTTCAGAATGGAAGACGATGTTTTGCTTCTTTTGAAAAATACTGGAGCAGTCGGGCCTGTAAGGCCCGTTTGACGCAAGTAATTTTAGTAAAAGAAGATTAAATGAAATCGACCCGTGACTGCTCTCCCACCCCCGTCCGTGGGTCTGCCGGCAGTATTGTCCTTCTCCCCCGCTCCACCAAATTCCCCATCTTATACAATTCCAGGTCATAAATGATATGCGTGTCGGGGTCTTCCGCATATTCTTTCCCATTGACGACCAACTTCCGCAACGCTAATGTCTTCGTCTGTTTATTCAATTTCTTCGTCTTGTCATCCTCCTCCGTCGCAATATTTGGGCGATATCCAAGTGATTCTTCATCCGCCCCCATTCCAAACGAGTAGCACTGTAGACGTTCCTTCGCGGATGCGTTTGCGTGAATCATACAATCAAACGACGACTCCTTGACTGCCGTCAATATCTGGCGTGTAATGCGTTCCTTGATATTGGATATTTCATAAAGCGACTGGTCGGTGGTCATCGGGGTCGTTCCATCTGTCTTACTCTTATCATTCATTCGAATATTCAATGATTCGTCGTTATCTGTCGCCATTTGGCGCGCGGTGAATCGCATAATATACAAAAATACGTCTACGGTTCGTAATTCTTCAGGAAGGTCAACGTGGCTACAAATACGACGCGCACGACCAATGATTTGTTCTGTGCGAACCGGGTGCCAGTAAGGTTCAGTGATATGAACGTATCGCACATTTCGCAAGTTAATTCCTTCTGCACCCGACGCGGTAATCATCAATATCTTAATCACTTCGCCATACATATTATTCGTAAACCGCGTTGAAAGTTGTTCAGTGATAGACTTCGGCACATTTTTCCACTTGCTATTGAAGATATTGCGGATAATTTCTTTCTCTTCTGGTGTTTCTGTTCCGGTATACAACGCAAAGCACGGGCGTTCCTGTTCTTCGGGCGTCATATCAATCGTCCAATCACCAAGGGACGACTGCTTAATTTTGAATTGAGAGAACCCATTTGTCTCCAATATAATCTTGATGATTCCGATACCTTCTAATGTGCGAAACTGACTATACACAAGATGAAGACCAACGTGTGATTTATCAAGAATATTATGTAATAAATGAAGGAATTTGGGACTATACGTTGCGAGTTCTTCTGGAACAAGAAAACTGCCAGCACTGACTTTCAAGTCGCGAATTGCTTTCGTTATGGCTGCTTGATATTGGACAATATAGTCTGATTTGTTAGCACCTACACCCGCACCCGCGCCTTTCTCTTTTTTCCCAGCCATAACGGATGCGATTGCATCGGAATGTTCTCCGGTGATAACCATTTCAGCATCATCATCGCTATTTTCACCCTCATCATTACCATCCAACATTTCTTCATCAATGGCTACAGAACTTCCCCGTTCATCCACGGCTACGCCGGCTTTTGGTTTACGTCCACGTTTTTTTGCGCCAACACCGCTACCAGGTTCCATCGTTCGCGCAATACGCGCTGCCAACATTTCAGCCGTTTCGTGGGTGTCACCAGTAACGCCCGCATCTGGCAACTGTCCGAGTGCGGCCGATTTCTCCAATTCACCCGACGTGCTCCCATTATCACCAGGCAATGGTCTACGAATGGACGGTGGAAACACAAAATTACAGAAGGCGCGAGAGAAAATACGGTAAGTGGATGAAACATCGTCGTAGATTCCTTCATCGTTACCTTTCTTTCCGGCCACCGCCCCTCGTTTCTTCGCCTTTTTCTTCATATTCGACTCTTGATTGCGTTCCAGGTCGCGCACCCGCGAATAAATCGCGAATTGGTAATCGCTCATCTCGACTTCAACAATATGAAAGTTTGTGGCCGCGTCATAAGTCGGCAATAACTTTTCTTGTGCGCTGCGAAAATACGACGTCAAACCTAATATACGACGAATGAATAGGTCGCGGTTTTTGAACTCTAATGTATTCGGGTCGATAAAATATCCATTGAATTCTTCCAAAGTATCAGGTAGCGCTGTAAATGGTTCTTGTTTGTTTGTTGTCGATGAAATGACGGAGATTCCATTTTCACGAAGTTTTTCAACAATCGCGCGTTCAAATGCCGCGTCTGAGAGAAGACCATTCTCTGTAGCGGTGGAATCAACGACTGCAATACTTCTTGATTCAGCACCCCCCGCGTTATCCCCCACCATCGCAGCAGGGTCACCACGGCGAATAACACCACGATATTTCGCAGAAACCATATCATAATCGCGAACAAAACCAAATGGATTCCTTGTAATCATCAATTTCTTGGTTCGGGTATTATAATCCAAGTAGTCAAATGACAGACCGATTCCCTTTGCGAATACTCCGCTAGCACCCGCGCCTTTTCCGCGACCCTTTGTCGAACTAGGCGTTCCAAGACCGAAAATCGTTTTGAATGTATCTAGTGTCAAGCGACTACTTCCCGTCGTCGCCGCACCCGCCGCAGCACCCGCCTCACTGACCGTGAAGACCCAGTTGTCAATATTTCCACGCAGGATATTAAACAATACCGCGATTTCGTTTGGATAGTTAATAATGGGTGTTCCCGTCAATAAAACTACTTTTGCGTTCTGCGCCGATAATAAAAAGTGGTATAAGCGATAAGCCATCGATGTTGCACGTTTGAGTTTATTTACGATACGACTTACGAAATTGTGTGCCTCATCAATGACAATTACCGCATTATCAAATGGATTACGTGTATAATCATCCGTCATACTCTTTAATTTCTCCGCGCGAAGTCCGTTATAATTAATAAATTCATATTTGGTGTTAATCATTTCATCAATTTGGCGGTCAACACGCACCCGCTGACTTGCCGTAAGTTCGGTTTCGTAATTGCTCGGTTTCGTTACATTTACCATCCACGCGCCACCATTTGCCCGGACAAATTTATCGTCGGGAAACATCAGGATTTTCGATAATACTCGCGTGAGTTCGGGGTTGCCACGAGAGTCAATGAATTCCCAATATTGATTCTTTTTATACATCAAGTCGCCACATTTGGTCTTCATTTCTTCGATATAATTCATCCGAAGTGATGCTGGAGTCATCACAATAATACGCTTAAAGGTTTTCAGACCTTCCGCAATTGCGATGGAAGAACACGTTTTGCCACTCCCGAGACCGTGGAATAAAAGCAACCCGCGATATGGTGAGTAAATATTCAGGTAATCGCGGACGATTTTTTGATGAGTAAGAAGTTCAACCGACGCAGTATCATCACCGCCATAAAGCGACTCACATGTTATATCGCTTTCACCTGATGTAAGTTCATCACGGTAAGGTCGAAACAACGCATTGATATACTGAATGAAATGGGCGCGATTATTCATATAAAACTCAGATGCTTGAACTTGCGGAAGAGGGCGCACAGGAGGGAGACGTGTTGCGACGATGGTATCGCCAACTTTATACGCAGCGATATTCACCGTGGAGTCATCACGTTCTTTGATTTCTTTGACAATGGATTTGACGCTGGAAGCTGCCGCACTCACACTTCCGGTTGCATCAGAAGATGTTCGTTTAGGTTTAGGTCGAATGAATCGTTTTTTTGAAACGGTTGCTTCAGGCGCTGGTGCAATTTCCATTGCCGTTATGTCCTCTTCTCGTTCATTTGCTTCCGCGATGGCAAATGCGGCCGACGCCTTTGTTTGTTTCACCACTTCGTCAGAAGGTAATATTGCACGCTTGCCTAATTTAACTACTGGTGGTGCGACGGCGGTGGTTTCCACTCCCGTTTCTTCCTCCATTTCTAAATTACGAACTACCTTTTCGGAAAAAGAAGGCGGTGAGATGACACCCTTTATTTTGGCAATCATTGCTTCTCGGTCAAAGTCGACCATATGTCGTTTATCCACGAGAATAACATTTGTTTTTTCGACCTCCGCGACTCCTTCGCCCACACCCGCCTCACTGCCTTCGACCTCACTGCCTTCGACCTCACTGCCTTCGACTGGTAATTCTGGCGCAAATTCCTCCTCTCGTTCACGCATCATAGTATCGTGTTTGGTTATATTTCTGGGTTTTTTAAGCATTTCGCTTGGCAATGTACGAGAAAAATGTATAACTATACCTTCTTTTGCTTGTTCTGTAGAAGATGAACGCAATACAGGACGTTGCGTCAAATGAAACTGTTGTAAAACATTCATCGCGCCGGTAATATTACTAACATATACCGTTATATTTATTTCGCAATTCGCGCGATTAGTCGTATCGCCATTTCACACGCAATTTGTTCGGCTTTTTTCTTGATTTTATGTGTTGCTCTAGCGAAGAAGATAAACGCCTTCCCGCCCATCTGCTCACAATGACGATGAATTCCGGCAAAACCATCCGTAAAGGAATCAAACGGGACCGCAGCCGAAGGGTTGCCTACGACTTCATGTAATTGTTGTCCTAAACATAAATACAACCCCATTTCATATCCGGCGTCAGGGTCTCGCGACAGTTCAATATAGTCAGGCGTTGTTTTAAACTCTTTTTGAATTTTGACTTGAAGAATGTTCTTGTAATTATCGTCATTTTTGATGAGGTTCGTCCAGTCGATATGCCGTTCAAATACATTTTCAATGAATATCTGTGCGATTTGAAACCCCGCGCCAGTGGTAAAGACTTTCTCAAACCACTTATCGTCATCGTGAATTGGAACGCGATTGAAATCCAAGAACAACGCACCCACAAATGCTTCAAATAAACACCCAAGACGTTTAAGATTTGTTCTCGTATTCTTTTCTTCAGCGTGTTTGGATATAATGAACCATCGATTCAACCCCATCTCCAGTGCGAATTTTCCAATCGTCTCATTTTTGACGATGGCGATTTTCTTCTCCGTCATAAATCCCTCATTCTCTTTAGGAAACCTGCGATAAAGGTAGTATTTTGTCACGCATTCCAGAACTCCATCACCGACAAATTCGAGACGCTCATTGGATTTCGTATGAAGCGGCATTGCGCCTTCCGGGCGTTCCGCAAATGATACATTTTCGAGGTCGTTAAGTGCTTTAGGGCGTTTGGTATAAGAACGATGAATAAATGCACGTCGATAAAGTTCAAAATTGTGGACTTGAGAAGGGACGCCATAACGCGAAAGAATGCTTTCAACATCCTGAAGCGTTACTTCCACATTTACAGTATTATACGGATTGAATACATAATGGTCTCCATCAACTCGTATAATATCATCATCATTGTATATATTTCGTCCGGTTCTCGCACTTTCACCCACCAGTGTCGCCAAATTATCTTCTTCGGGTTTTTCAGAAATATTTAGAACTATATTTTCTGTTTCAGAACTATCATCTGCGTCTGAACTCGTGAATCCACCGTTTCCACTGCGATTTTTACGAAAACGAAACATGTAATGAATACAATGTATGAACGAGAGTATTTAAGCATATTCTAATCAATTTTTTATATCGTTAGTATTTATAATTCAGTATTTACAATGGTGTTAAGTGGTCCCAGCAGGATTTCTAGAATTAGGTCGCTTACAAGCAAAGGCTGTCATTTCGGTAGTATGCCCGGTTCAGCCCCCAAGGTTGGTCGTGGAACGTGGACTTCCGTTGCGTATCGCCAGGGAGGTCTCTCGTGCGATTGCCTTGCCAAGATTCGCTTTGATACGTGTGAGAAGCAGTACCAATACTTGAAGGATAACAACTTAATCTTCAACTGCAAGTTGACGGGTGGTGTGGGTCGTCAACCCTTCACCAAGAACTGCAAGGCATAAACGCACGCGCACGCGCAGACGCACAGACACAGGCACAGGCACACGCGCGCGCGCGTATTTTTTATATATACCATAATTATATAAATACAATTATGGTGAACAGTAAAGTCGCACGTCGTGTGTTATTTAACAGCACTGGTCCAACCAACGCGATTCATACCGATACACAGCACGGTGGCGGTGATAAGAAAGGTGGAGCAATCCCCGCAGGAACCGGACAGATGCGTAGTTTCGCAATGAGAAGCACAATTGTTGAACCGGCCAAGAATAAGGACTTTATATTTCGGTTCATTGAGAGATTAAGTCCAGCGCGCCACTCTGGTCCGAAGTTATAATCGAAGAGCAAAACGATAGCAGGAATAACCAGAATAACAATAACAATATAAATATGAGATTGTATTGTTATGTATTGATTCCATTCCATTCCATTCCATTCCATTCCATTATGATTATAAAAATCGACTGTCGAGAGAAAGAGTTGCTTGAAATAGTGTCGCCTGTCTCTGCCATTGCCACTTCCACTGTTATGCCACTCCCCGCGCCACCCACAGAACCCGATTTTTACCTCATGGACCTAGGGGATGGTATAACAATGAAAGTTCCTCTACCCAAGAAATCTCTCGAAGGGTCAAACGCGCGTCATACCACCGCGAAGAAGCGAAAGGTCGGCGCGTCCAGCACCTCCGCTACACGGACAACCGTTCACGAAATCAAATCCGAGAGATTACCCCTCGGCGATATCATTATACGCGACCCCATTTCACAAAAAGACATCGCGCTATTCGAGAGAAAGACATTGAATGACCTCGCAGCAAGTATTCAAGATGGTAGATATAAAGAGCAATCGTTTCGTCTCTCGGAAGAAGCTGCTTCCACTGGTCTTACCGCCCACAATATCGTCTACATCATTGAAGGCGACCTTCGTAACTATGATGACCGACATACACGTATCACAAAAACCGCCCTTCAAAGCGCAATGGTGTCTCTTCTTTACTACAAGGGTTTTTCCGTTGTTCGCACAATGAATATAGACGAAACTGCGGATTTTATTCTTCATTTTGCGGATAAGGTCGCGAAGGAAGGCATTGCCGAGTCGACGACAGCGGCGACAACGACGCCCGTGACCGCGGCCGGATACAGCGAAGTCGCATCCAAGAAAGAGAAACGAGACTACATCACACGAGAGAATATTGGCGAGATTATGCTCGCACAAGTGCCGGGAGTAAGTCCAAAAATCGCGACGGCAATTATCTCGAAATACGACGGGTTGCTTTATGACTTTTTAGCAGATTTACGTCGGAAAATCAATGATTACGAAGAAAGTCTATCGCCGGAGATGTCGCCACCTTCGCCTACATCCGCACCCGCACCAATGAATAAAAATAAACTCAAACACGTATCAGAGTGTTTTGCGGATATTGCGATGGACGGTAAACGTGGTATCGGAAAGGCGACAATCGAAAAACTGTGTTATTTTTTATCGTGATAATGTAAGAGATATTGTGCGATGCAGGATTCGCCTTCTAAATCACCGCCTAAATCACCGCCTCAGTCATCACCCCAGTCATCGCCCCAGTCATCACTCCAGTCACAACCTGAGTCACCAATATCAGATAGTATCGGGTTTTCTCATAGTCAAATAGAGTCGCCAACGCGAGAATCAAACAATGAATATTTTCTATTTCATTCCGGAATTGACGATAGTTTAGACCAAGATACGTGTATGCTCAAAATGTCTTCAGACGGTAAAATCATATTTATTCGTTATTCATTTACATTATTATGCCATAAACCGAACAACTTGGATGTTATCACAGGACTTCCGCAAGAAGAACAAGAAATAATATATAAAAATCAAGGTGGCGCCATTGTAAGAACAAGATTAGGAACAAATTATTTTAGTACTTGTCCACCACACCAAAGTATCACTCTTTCAGATATCCCCAAAATAAAAAATGAACAAAAACTTATAAATTACGACGAATTAATGATTCAAGAATTTAAACCTAAGGTAAGAAGGTTCTTTTCACGCGAGTTTGATGAAACGGCGTCGGTTGTAAGTGGTTCGTCTGGTATTACTGAAAATCCACAAGGTCGGGAATACGAACTTCACACGATGACAACACGAAGTATGAACCGAATAGAAGAGGAATATTATAATTTATCCGAAATTATAGTAAGTTTGTATGGGTTATCTGATGCAATACAAGTTTCATTAGGAAAGTTACACAATTCTTTAAATACCCAGAGTGACACAGCCGAAAATGGCAATAAACCATTTGAAAATATCGTTTGTGAAGCAATGGCCACGTTTTGCGCTCCATCAAGAATAATGGATGATAGTAATTCATTAAGTAAATCATTTGACCAATGGTTAGAGACTTCACCGCCCAATACAAAAATAATGTTGATGTGTTTAAAATCCGCATATGTATCGCGCGCCGAAAACTCGTGTAAGGTTCACGATAAACCTGAAGTTGTGATTTTACAGAAAATGAACGAATTGTATTTGAGTGATATTCGTCCGTTTTTAATAGGGCGATGCTCTGGAAATCTTGAAAGTATATTAAAAGAAATGGACCAAGTATTCCGTAAACATTTCGGCATATATATGGATTCAACAAAAAGCGCCAGTGGAGGTGTAAGTCAAGAAAAGTGCCGATTGGCCATCACTGATTATCAAACTATTTTTGCCGAAGCAATGGATCAAATGGGATGCCCAATACCAAGATATGACCGATTAGGTGAAATGGTCCGAACGCGGTCATCCAGATTAGAAAAGACCTTAAAAAATGTGAATCTTGGGTTTAATAAAGGTATTCAGGCACCCGACGCTGAAGAAAACATCGCAACTTCAATGGTTGGTAATGCGCAAGCATTAGTATGTGACGCGGTCAATCACGCGGATTTTAATGATAATAAAATAATAGCACACTTGAATAGTAGTGAAATTGACGCAGCAAGATTATCCTTGGATATTCAACTCAATGGAGAACTTCGTCCGTTGGTAATATTGATTGAACATCCTGACTACCGCGATGATAAGAATGTGTGTTCGGCGATATTACCAATACCTTGTGATTTTAGAGGAGAGTTGCCACCGCCACCAACGTTACAAACTCCAAAAATCCGTGAATTACACGAAGGAGATGGTGGATTATTCGTATTTCTTTCTATTCCGTGGTTTGAAGTAGAACATTATAGAAGCGACTGGTTCTCAAAACTAAAAAGAGACGATAAATCAAAAGTAATACGACCCATTATTTGTGTGTATAAAGTAACCGAACCGTTTCCACCTAATGAAGGATATCAAGATGCGTTAATAAATTTACATAACGAATTTATGCATTACTTGAATAGCGAACAACGAAATCTGGCAAGTTCGAACACACGGTTATTTGGAAATTGTCGTGTTCCAGAAGTAAAACCAATTATAATGCGTCAAGGTATTCAATACAGTTTCGTATTTGGAATGACTACAACAAAGAGCGGTGTGTCAAATAATTTAACGTTAGCACTTATTTTACCACACTTGAGCGAAGGTGGTGGCGAAAAATGTTTTAGAGGAACGTGTGACGCACGAGAATGTATTCGTTTATTAAATAATAGTGGTTGCAGTTACTTACACGAAGGTCATTTTAAATCAAGCAACTCACCACCACCGAGCTTAACCAAGTTGAATTTTTTACTAGGATTAAACTTAAAAGAATATGGAGACAGCACAAAGGCAGTATGTGCTGAAATTATGAGGTCATACGAGATTTCAAGTATTCTGGCATCAGTAGATTGGTGTTTGTTATTGCGACAGTATGAAGGAGTTGGTGCGTTCAGATCAGACAAATTATTTAAAATTACCGGAACAACTGAATTAAAAACAATTTCTCCGGATGAAATTCGTAAAATCGCAACACTGCAAGCACTAATTATGTGTTATGCTGAGAAGGACGTATTAAATAGCAGTAATATTCGTCACCAACTAAAGCAACTAGAAGGAAATGAAAATGAAACGAATCGCAAAACAGCTGCTACAAACGCATATAAAATATTTAAAGATAGTATTGAAGCTAAATTAAAAAGACGTATTATTGAGCCACTTGAAGGTTTGCTCGGACGATATCGGGACTCCATATCAATTGATATATTATCAGACTATTGCGAATTTGTATTATTTCACAATAAACTTCAAACTACTAATTTTTTAGTAGATGAAGATAGATTTGTCTCTATGATATCCAAACCAGTAACATCACACGAACGTCATATTTGTCACGATATGTTAGATTTTTTTGAGAAGTATGTTATTGATACACGAAAGATTGATAGTTTTGAATATGAACGAATGAAGTTGATTGATACAAAAGACCCAAAAACAATATATAATTTGTTAACCAAAATACATAATATTCCTTTGAATAATCCATACATAATGCAACTCGTAAATTCTTTAAAAAAAGGCAATTCAGCAATGGAAACAACAAAAGAAGCCATAAAAAAACAAATTGAATCTGATATGATTGGTATTTTTTCGAATTGTTCATTATTTGAATTATTGTTATTGGTGAATTATTTTAATAAAAACGTGTCAAATTTTAATTTCAAAACATCAAGTGAAGAAGTTGTTGCAACAACTTCTAGACAAGAAGCTAATTCTATAATACCGCCATTTAATGTAGATGATATAAAAACGTTGTTAAACCCATCTTTGTGGACGTTATTTCACGAGTTTTTTGGAGCCGAATGTGGTTTTACTGAATATACAAGAAATACACACGTAAGTAAAATAGCAACTGTTATTAAAGAGGCGGGATATAAATACTTATCGCCTGAAGATATTGCTCGTAATACAGAATTTCGCAAGACAAAATCGGAACCTGTTGGACCAATGCAAACACCGCTAAATACAAATCAAAAACAAGGACAAACGCAAAATCCGTCACGACAAAGTCTGTCACCACGGGGGTCAACGAAGGTTCGGTCACGACAAAGTCTGTCATCACGGGGGCCAGCGAATCCGTCACGACGGAGTAGAGGGGCGGCGAAAAGTCCGTCACAACATAGTAAAAAGCCAGCGGGGGGTCCGTCACCACATAGTAAAAAGCCAGCGGGGGGTCCGTCACAAAGTTGTAAGCGTTTGCCAAGTAATGGGCAACAAAGTCAAACAAAGAAGCGTAGGTCTAAAGGTGGTTCACGCCAAAATACATACAAAATAAGTTATAAAAGGAAGATACATAAAACACAAAAACGTAATCGTCATAACCATCAATAAATCAATAAATCAATAAATCAATGAATAAATAATCTAATTCTATTTCAGTAATCGATTATTTACAATCATATATCATATCAATCATACAATGAATACCGACAACACCGATACTCTCGCCAAATACGTGGTTTTAGGCATATTCATCATCCTCGCACTCGTCGCCATCCAGTATATATTCCGTAATCAAATCGGGATGATTGAAGGTCTCACAAACCGGAACTCTAAAAAGGGCGGTGGCGGCGAACCTCTCGACGATGAAAACGACGGCGATATTATCACCATTGCCAAGCGCCAGGAAGAGTTCGCATCCAAGACCCAGAAATCACTGAATATGGACTCGCATTACAATCATTACAATAAAATTATCGAGAATATGGACCAGTGGGTCAACGCCAAAATCGTGAATTCTCTCAAGAACGTCTCTCGGGAAGTTCACGGCGAAGGCAAAATGGAGGATATCATCCGGCATATGAACGAATTAAACACGATGAATAAATTCAAGGTGACGTTGGAAGAGTGTGCGAGGTATATCGATTCCTCGTAAGGAAGGCGTTGCGCACCGTCGCGACGGAGTCGCTCGGTGCTCCACTTTTCCTTACTCGGGCTTCGCTTGTTCTCATCTGGCGTCCATCTCTCGTTCATATCTTTCGCTATTGTGTTCCTCGGTCCTACATCGTCCGGGGTTTCGCTTGTTCTCATTGTTTCATACAACGAATTCGCACTCGCGAACATTTGACACCGTGCCATTTACGACGACATAATAGAGTGTAAGTGCTACTGCGGTTCCTGATAACACGTGCCATACCGAGTGTAGAGGTGCAATCCCCATTCGGTCCAATACAAAACACGAAGACCCTGTGATGGTAAATATTAGAATCGCAACTCCATAATACGACTTCATCCGCGTATATGACAGCAACGCAAATGGAAACGTCGCACCCATTAGAAGTATCGCGATACGTGTAATATATCTCCACGCATTCAAATGGAGAACGCCCAGTAACAATAATGCGCCAATCTGCGTCACGACGTCCACGCCAAACACTGTCATTGTCGCCGAAGCATACAAAAACGACGCGAAGAAACAATCCACGCAACCAATACATTCAATTAAACACGCGTGGTATATTGCCGAGGATAACATCACCATTACGGCTATCACAATTGGAAAATGGATATACACAGGCCACCCCCCCAACTCCCGCCATCGTTCAAACCAATCTTCTTCTTTCACGAAATAAAGAAGCAGACTACTTCCATAAAAGACCGATGTAAGAAAGCACCAAAACTCCGCAATGTTTGTGCTCACTCGGTATTTCGGTTCCATCGTCGTGATTTCCGCAGTATCAAACGGCGCGCATTTACACGGGATGCCGAATACACAGCGAATCAAGGACCAGGGTTCGGGCGCGGGTGCGGGCGCGGGTGCCGCCGTGGTAGCCTTTGTATCGGCCTGGTGTATCGTCGGAGATACACGCTCCACTTCCGCAATCATTTCATCCATCACCTTGCGTGTAACTGCGCCTATAATGAAGTCATCATTTGACACATAAGGGCATTCACGCCAGCACAGTGTCGCATCATAATCCCACGACACCACGTTTTCTTTACCGCCGGTGCCGACCCGGTCGTCGAGAAACACCTCCCAACATTTGCCACCATCGCCCCACCCGCGTTGCTCGCTTCGCAGCCACTTTCCCGCATACGTGAACCCCTTATTCGTGAAATACCGCCAATCCTTACGCCCCAGCGCCGGAATAAACTCCAATGACTTCCGGGTCGCATAGGTATATTCGTATCGCTTGTCCGGCGAAAACGTGCCATCCGGTTGCGGCATACGAACGCATTCGATTTCTTCAGGGTGCGCCGTTGTCGTAATTTGTCCGTCCATTCGTCTGTATAGAATACATAATATCGGTTTATACAAGTTATTATGTATCAATTTTATGTACCGCTACGCCGGGTTACGTCGGTCTACGCGCTTTCCCCCATTCCACATCCGCACCACGTCCCCGCGACACCGCGTCCCCTGTATACATCGGGTTTCGGTATTTTTCATTTGCGGAAGGAACGCGCATCGGCGCGAGTGCGGATGTATCGGACCGCACAGCATCCGGGCGAGTTCGGTCAGCATATGCGCCCGAAGCAACGACAGATTCAGAATATCGAATACCGCCCCAGTTTGAGTCCATTGGGTTGTCGCTATATTTCATCGTGAGTTCCTTCTCTCGAAACGCCGCATCGTGAGGCGTATAATCCCCAATATTGAAATTCAACGGGTCGAACCCGTCATACATCTGGTTATTAAATGGGGGATTATCGCGGGAAGCATCCATCATTTGGACGAGTGCGGCCGGCGCAGGAGAATAAGGAACGTTTGGCGAGAGACCCCCCTGTAAATCGGTGGGGGAAGGACGCATCTTGTATACCGGATTGCCTTGAGCGTCATAAGAATACTGTAAGAACAACACAGGGCAACGAATACCGCGACCGCGAAGCCAATCCATAAATTCTGAATAGTCGTCTAAACTTTTAAAACGGATGGGATTGACGCCGGGGACTTTCTCAACTTTTGAATTGTAGAGGAAGATTTCACTGCCGTGTTGGACAAGAATATTCGGGCATCGGTCTGTATTCACACTAGAGACAGCGTTAGATACAGCATTCGTGGCGTCGCTTGTTTCAAACCCTTCCGTATTTTTTTCTGGGTCTGCGTTTATTTTCGATTTCGGGATTGCCATTTTTTGAAGTTTCCGTGTATCCACGGCATCGGATTCAATATTGATAAACCCCTCCGGGATTGCGGCGCGAATAGACGGCGTTCTGGATGTGATATATGCGCCAGTTAAAAACAAAATAACAATCAATGCGGGCCACGCCACCATCGTCACGTCGCGAATTTGTTTCCACACAGCGACCTCTTTTACGAGTTTGTCGGAATTTTGCAGAATATAATTCAATACCACCTTTCCAAACATTGTTTTAGATTATCTATATAATACCGATATTATATTGGTATTATGTATATACGTTATGATTGAAATCATCGAAGTAACAAAACCAAAACATCTCGCGAAATTCAATGCCGCCGCCAAAAAAGCACACGACAATCCAAAGACGCACGGACTTCTCGTGAAAATATATGCGGATTGGTGTGGGCATTGTCAGAATATGAAGACCGATTGGGCGAGACTTATCGAGGAACTAAAGAAGCATTACAAGTGTAAACGCCCTGGTTGTGTCCTTACAATCGCAAATATTCGCGCGACCGATTTAGGTCCAAATGATCCCATTCTCCAGAAGACTGAATACATACCTAAAGATATTCAGTCCATCCCTCAGATTATGTATATTTCTAAAGGTGTGCGCGGTTTAGAATACGCAAATGACCGCGTTTATGCTGAGATGCTCAAATGGGTGGTATCACATCCGGAGTTCGCATTGGTTCGTAAAAGCGGTGGCGACAGTATACTGCACGGTTTGACGAAAAAAGCGCGCGCCAAATTCCGCGGGTTTCATCGAGGAACATTGAAACGGTTTCATAAAGAGATGCGACGTCAACATAAGAGTGTGAAGAATCGAATGCCAACGCCCATTCCAGGATATTTACGATGATAAAATGTTTTTTATTTGTATATAGTATATTACAATCGAATCAAATGTCGTCCAGTATCGCGGTATGCCCAATGGCGTCACTCGTCCTGACCCTTGTAATTATTATTAACATTCTTGATATTTATTTAGTAGGTTTTAAATTCGCGATTATTATTTCGAACCTTTTGATTTCCGTGTTTTTCGTTTGGCTCGCAAACAAGACTTGTGATAAATATCAGTGGGTCTCGTGGTTGATTATGGTTTACTTTGTTCTCTGTGTTATTGGTGGCGTCGCGATTATATTGAATCCGAAAAAAACAAATAAAATAGAAGGTATGACTGAAGGAAACATTCCTTGTGCGAAAGGCAAAAACCCGGTAAAAGGATGTTGTGGCAATCGCGACAAGTCGGGTAAATTGTGCATCCGTGGATGTTGCCCGCCTCAAAAAAATGGTTGTTGCCTGTAATATTTAATTGTATAACGTAATTAGAATATGACGTAATTAGAATTAGGTCATATAATACAATACTACGATAAAATTGAAATAAAGAAAACCATTAAGATTAAGCACACATATAGCAAACCTTAAAATGAGAAAATTCAAGATTGTAAAGAAGGTATCTGAACCTAAAGCACCCGTCGTAATAGATGAAATGTCGTTCCGTCTTATCGACTTCAACGTATATGATTGCGTCCCTGATACGAATACGCACTCCTCCGCGTCCGAGAATAGTAGTAGCGGAGGGAGTGATGACAGTTCTGTCGCATCGGGTGATAGTAATGGACGACGAGGACGCGGCAACAACCACGGAGGAGGAGGAGGAGGAACTGTCGACACCAACGAATTCCGCATTCAAATGTTCGGCATCAATGAACAAGGCGAAACCTGCTCCATTTTCGTTGATGATTATCACCCCTTCTTCTATGTCCGGGTTGCTGATCACTGGACCAATGCCACCAAATCCGCGTTCATCCGCGATATCAAAAAAAACGTAAAGAGCAAATACTACGAAAACAGTATCCTCGCGGACAAATGCGAAATCGTGGAGAAGCGCAAACTTTACGGATTCGACGGGGGGAAGAATCACAAGTTCATCCTCCTCGTATTCAAGAATACCACCGTGATGAACCGTGTGAAAAACCTCTGGTATCACGATATCTATACTCCACGTGAGGGGAAGACGCGCGCATTGAAACCCGATGGATACGTCTTCGCAAATACACAAACGACCATCTATGAAGCTAATATTCCACCCATCCTGCGTTTCTTCCATATCCAGAAAATCAGTCCATCTGGTTGGGTCACTTTCTCCACGAAGAAGACGCGACTTATCGAGAAATATACAACGACGTGTCAATATGAATACCGACTTTCCTTTGAAGACATCATTCCGCTGAACGAAAAGGAAACGGTTGTTCCTTACAAAATCTGTAGTTTTGATATTGAAGCTAGTAGTAGCCACGGCGATTTCCCGATTCCCGTGAAGTCCTATAAGAAACTGGCAACCAATATCATCGACGCAGCCGCGCACGCTGCTGTTGCCGACGAAGACATAACCGACGATGAATTGACGCATATGATTTATACTGCGTTTCGGTATTCATATCAGGGTCGTCCAGCATACCCCAATATCGAAACCATCTACCCAAAACGCCGACCGAAAGAGGCGGATATGGCGCGATTATGCCGTCTTGTATGTTCCAAGGAACTCAGGCATCTTATCAAACAGGAAGTCGTCGCGCAAGAAAATACGATAGAACAAATCTTCCTTCAAATGGCGGCGACGGCGAAAGCCGAAGCAGTGAAGGCCGCAGAGGCAAAAGCTGCGGGAGGAGGAGGAAACGACAGCGGTGGCGACGACGACGACGACGACAGCGACGACGACGGAAATGGCGTTGGAGATAACGTTCGTGGTGGCGACGTAGGAGACGGCGATGAAGAAATATACAACGCACACCACCCTGGACCGTCGTCGTCATTGTCGGCAAAGACCAAGACGGGCAATGGTGGCGCATCCGCATCCACGGCCACGGCCGATCTCTCGGTGAAACTCGTAACCTTACTCAACAATCCAAAACATACACGTGAAGAGAAAATCAAGATTGTAAGTGATACACTGGGTTCCATCTTCCCCAAAGTCGAAGGCGACAAGGTGACATTTATCGGGTCGACGTTCGTTAAATACGGGCAAAACAATAACCGCCCCTATCTCAATCACTGTATCGCTTTGGACACGTGCGACAACATTCGCGACGAAGTTCCGAATTCAGAAATTGAA